AGGCTGGACGTCCATAGCTGCGACTTTTCCAGCATGCGATCAAAATCGGACGGTAAGTTAAAATCCTCGCTCGTCCCGTCGCCCGTGATCGTGGCGATCCTGTTCAGCTCCTCCCATTCATGGGCCGATGCGATCATCTCAGCCGCCTCTTGAGCGATCTCGCCCAGTTCCTGCATTTCACGGACGCTGGAACCGTAAACACTCGTCGGCTTCGCCAGGGCTATCCCAGACGTGCAGGCGGACTGGATGACCGAAAGGATTGTCACGCGGCAGCCTCACTTGCGGCAATTTCTTCCGCCATCGTCCTCAGCGTGGCAAGGCTTGGCCTGCCCTTTAGGCCTTTGCCAGTGTGTCCCTGAATGTACCGCTTGAGGTCATCCGCAGAGTGCCCCGCAAAGCGGCCATCGGTGACAACTTCAATCTTGGCAGGCTCGTCCATATCAACGCTCTGGCCGGGTTGCATGGCGCGGATTGTCTCGCGCATGGCATCCAGTTGAGCCTGCAAAGCCGCATTCTGCGCGGCCAGCTTGCTGTCAATGGCGCCTTCACGGGCACGCGAAAGCCATGTTTCTGCACGGGTCTTCATTTCACGCGCGCCCATGCCAAGGCGATTGAGCGCCGTGCCATCAAGGGCAGCGAGCGCCTCGACCGTAAACACCTTCTGCGCCTTCAGTTCGGCAACTTTGCTGCCCGTAATGCCGGGAAGTTGTTCCAGCGGCGTGCCATCGGCGTGCAGTTCCCGCTGCTCACGGAACGCGGCGTAATGGCGCGGGAATTGCTCTTTCCACGGCACCTGACGGCGCTCGACCTCGCAAAAACCTGTGTCGTTGGCCGGGGCGACGAACACCGAATTTCGGTCTCCGGCAATCATGATCTTGACCATTTCAACGTCTTTGAACTTCGGAAAACCGGCCTCGGCAGTTGCGCGGGCGTCTTCGACAGTCTCGACGTAAAATGTAATATGCAGGTGCGATGTATCTTTCATGGGGGGTCTCCGTCTGAGGGATTGTGAAAAGGGGCAGGCCGAAACCTGCCCCCGTACTCAACTTAGTTATCCTTGCCGTCAGCGACTTCCGGATAGGAAAGCTCGACTTCGGCGAGGTTAGCGGAAGGCGTGCCAACAGCGGACGCGCCTTTCATGCCGCGAATGTAGTCGCCCGCCACGTCGGCATCATCGATGCTTCCGGCGGTAGACGTGAGGTAGCAGTCAGCGTCATCGACAAAACCAGACAGGACACGGGCGACGCCCTTGCCATAGATCTGATACCAGCCGAATTTCGTGGCTGCATCACAAGCCGACATTGCAACCGCGACGGGGCCGACCGCATTGGCAACCGCCAGTGTGGTCGTGCCGTCATCGAGGTTGAAGGTCACGACCGAGCCAACTACCGTCGAGGCAACGCCTTTAAGGTAAATAAACTCGCCCGGCCCGTAAGTGTCGTCCGAGCACTTAAAGCGCGCTCCAAGCCGATGAGCCTGAACCGTGCTGACGTCTTCGATACGCTGACCAATCAGCGAGTTCTCACTTGAACCATATGCCATTTTTCTAGTCTCCTGTTAGATGTGTGACCATTTTTGACGGGTAACAATCAGGGAAATATTCGCCTGAGTGACGCCAAACTGGCGCGCAACATCTTTTTGATTTTGACCGAGTGAACACAAATCCCGGATCATCAAGACACTTTCAGGGTCCAGCTTTACGGCTGGGTTGGATTTTCCCTTTAGCGAAGCAGCCCGCCCTTTTGCAACCTTGTCAGCCATATTCTCAGCATGAGTGCCAAGAAACAGATGATCAGTGTTGCAGCAGGACGGGTTGTCGCATGTATGGCAGACCGACTTGCCATCAGGCACAGGCCCGTGGCGAAACGCGTAAAGCACGCGGTGAACATAGACCATTTTGCCCGAAAGCTTGATTTGGCCGTATCCACCGCGCGCCTTTGCGCCAAGCCATTCAATGCATCCCGTCGCCTCGTTAAGGCGAAGGTATTCAGCAAATGGCTTACGCGGTCTGCCCATTTGTTTACCTGTCATGGTGACGAGTCATACAATTTTGCAAGATGAATCGGATTGTTCATGGTCAGGTTTCCGTAGAAGCCGATATGCTGAACAACCGCATCCTGGTTCACCGGCATCTGCTTGCCGCCGAACTTCACGAAATTGCGATCCGGATGATAGCGGAACTTCAGCGCCGTGGTGTCGATGAAGTACGACACGTTGGCAGGCATTGCAGTGCCGATACCGCCCTCAAGCACAACGTCAACGGACTTGCCGCCGCCGTAATACTTGAGCGTCGTAAAGCCCAGCTTGCCGAGACCGTTTTCGTCGTTGATCCGCTGGATGTTTACCGTCGCCGCTGTGTAGGCGATGTAGTGCTCCTGCGAAGCCGCAATAAGGTTCGGGCCCTTTGTGCCGCGTGACCGCTGGATCATGATATGATCAAAGATCGGCTTCACGGAGGTCGATGTCACGCCCGTATAGGTCGTGCCAGCAACGGCGAGGGAGTTTGCGTCATAGCTGGTCGTCCGCCAGATGGCATTATCGACACGGCTGATACCGCCATAGGTGCCGGTATTGGTCGTGGTCGGGATGACAAGCTGAAGCCCGCCGATCTGGTTCTGAGCCGTGCCGGCGGAGTGCAGGTCCTCAACAAAACGGTCTTGAAGCTCCTGCTCAGCCGCACTCATGTGTTCTTCCATGATGTTCTTGAGCTGGTTGCGGCCCGAGTTCTTCAGGATGTCCTCGCCCGAAAGCGTAACCGAAACTGCTGCCAGTTTAGCCGTGAACTCGGCGTCATTGAACAGTTCGGCGGGCGCCGGGTTGAGGAATTGATAGCCTGAATAACGGGTGTAAGTGCCGCTCTCGTTGTAAAGCAGACGCTCACGGATGGAAGGGCCGGAAAATTCCTTAAACTGGTTCCGGGACTTCATTACGCTAAGAATGGCATTGGCGTTAGACACAAGGTCGGCATAACCGACGCTGCGCTCTTCCAATGCCAGGGAGAAAGCTTCCTGAAGCTTCTCTGTCGATGTCAGTGGCATGACAATCTCCTGTTATGGTTGATTAAATTCCCAAAGCGTCAAACGCATTGTCAATCGCTTTGGAGGCGCTGGTCGGTGCCGATCTGCGTGCGGGGTTTGAGCCCGTGCTAGGCGCACCTGTGACCGAAAGTTGGCCCTTGCGGTTCTGAGCCGCTAAGGCCGGGGCTTGAGGAGCCTGCGGGGCTGCGCCGGGTTTGAGCCGGTCTGCAATGGCGTAGGCTTCCTGCAATCTTGTGCGTGCATCTGTAGCAGTGACAAGGCCGCTTCGCAATACTGCGGCTATAGTGGGCTCAAGTTCGTCATAGCGCGGGTTTTGCACGGCGAACTCGCTGATAAACGACTGGACCTCACGCTGCTGGTTTTGCGTCCACTGGCCTGCGACCTGTTTGAGCTGATTGTTCTCGGCCTGTAGGCGCTTGATTTCAGCGGTTGTCTGCTTGGCGTAATCGTCCAGGTCCTGCTGCAACACGTGCGCGGCGACTTCCTGCAATGTGTAACCGTGACGCTGTGCCAGGGTATCGAAAACCCTGACCGGATCGGTAGACATCATCCGGGCCATACCCTCATAGTCGGCCAGCACGCCCTTGACGTCCATGCCATAGGCCTGAGCAAGTTGCTCGTATGGCTTTATTTCCGCATCCCAGCGGCTGGCCGTCTCGCGGTACTTGGCTATCCCCTGTTCCATCTCGCTGATCGTGCGATGAATGTCAGCCTTCAGCGCGGGCGGTGCGGCAACCCATGCGGCTTTTGCCTCGGCGCTAAGGCGAGCAGGCGGTTCGTCAGGATTGACCGGCTTGGCGGTCTCAGCCTTTGGCTTAGTCTCTGCCTTGGGTTTCTCAGCCTCTTCCGGCTTGTCCTCTTCCGGCTTAGCCTCTTCGACCTTCGGCGCCTCAACCTTTGGGGCGAATTTGCCTTTGTCGTCCCTTGAGCGCTTGGATTGCATCTCCGGCACGTCATCGAACACCTTGTCGAACGCATTGTCGATCGCTTCCGACCGGCTTGGCGCCTCACGCTCTGCGGGTTCTGGCGCTGTCTGTTCTGGGGCCGGGCTGAGGTCTTCGTTTTCCATATCTGCTCCGTCTGAGGGAATGTTACGCGCCAAATCCGGCTTGACTTAACGCCTTGCCGACTGCCGCCTCGATCTGCTTTTTTTGCTTTTGTTTCTGGCGCTTGACTTCGCTCGCCGCCTGCCGGCGCATGTAAGCCGGGTCCGTATATGACTTGTCGTCCCCGACCTCGATCACACCAGCCTCGCGGTAGGTGCGCCTCAACGTGCGCTTCGAGTCATACATTTGCCCGTCAAGCATGGATTTAACGGGGTCCATGCTGTCGCGGATGATCATCGGCGCGGACAGGTCGCTGCGATTGTCAATAATCCATTCGCGGTGATTGTCCGGCCATGCCATGACATCATGCAGGTCGCCGCACACTTTGCAGACGCGGTAGGTCGCCATCAGTCTGCCTCCGGCTCAGTCCAATACCCTGCCAGCATCACCTTGGCCTCAGCCTCATCAGCGAATTTCAAAAACACCGTTTCCGCCCCCGCAAACACGCGGCGCGGCAGTGTGGGCGTCATCACGTAAGGCTCCAGCGCGTCGGTGTAGACTTGTGGAGCAATGTTGACGTGATAACCCGGCTCGTAGCCCGTGACGGGCCTGTAAGTGTGCCCCTCATCATCTGTGACAGGCTCGCCGTAGATTGCGATGGGGACAGGGCCATCAATTAGGGCAGCATTCCAAGTCATGTCGTAATCACCTTTAACCAGTAGTCTGATACGGCGCCGGAGTAGATGCGGGCGGAGCGGATGAGGCCGAAGGATGGCGCGGGTCCGCCTGCGAATGTACCAATTGAAAAAAGCGTGGGCGTGGCTGGCAATACTGCAAGCGTGTCTTCTGTTCCCAGTGTACCGCCACGGGCAATTTGCACCGAGTTAGTATTGAACCTTGCTGCGGCTTTGTAAGCCGTTCCAATTGCAAGCGCGCCAGCGACTTGCGGTAATGCTTGAGTTACTCCGCCATCAAGCATAACGGCTTGAGCTTGGTCGGAACCGGAAACGCGCAAATCAGAAATTTCGTTGATGGTTTCGTACAGGCTTACAATGACTTCATTGCCCCCCGTATCCACCACCCTCTCGAACTCGGCCTGAAGCGACAGCGGATAGCTCAGCCCCGTTACGCTGCTAATCGTCAGGACGTCTGAGGCGCGGGTTACGGTCGAGGCGGCGGTGGGGATGTAACTGGAGGGGAAGGCTCCGGCTTCAAGTTGAGCGCCCCAAATGTAAAACGCTGGCCCATCAAGTCCGGCATAATTGGATGCGTTATTGTCTGCCGAAGCGCCTCTAATAGACACAGTAAGCGTTGCCGCTGTTGTGGTGGCAGTCCAAGTTATCCTGTACCAGCCATTAGCAAAAGGCGTGATTGTGCCAGTGCAGTTTGCTTGCTGCGTGCCTTTCACACCATTCAAAATGTCAAACCAAACTGAATCAGTACCCGGCGATGCAGCGCCGTATGGGTCAAGCCTAACCCATTGCCGACCTGCGTATTTTACAAAAAACGAAAGCGTGTGCGCCGCAGCCGTAACCGACACGCCAACATCAAGGCCGTGCCCTGATGTTGCGCTATCTTCGGACAAAAGATCAGCAGTCAGCGTACCATCAGGAGCCACAGTGTCGTTTGCGGTTATGCTGGAACCGACCTCTGTCCACCCCGCATCATCAAACGCCTGACTGTACGTCAGAAGATTCGTCCTACTACCCTCAATCAACACGCCCTGATCGCCCCGGCGCAGCGCACCGGACGAGAATAGCTGAAGCGTGCCGTCTGCTTTCGTGTAGTACGCATCAGACGCGCGGGTGAAGCTGTAGCCTGGCACTGTTGCGAGGTCGCTGTAATAGCTCCCTGCGTATTGTGCTGTGCCGCCTATCAGATCGAATGAGGCAAACAGAGGCGGCAGCGCAGGCGTGGTGAGGACTTCCAGTTCTGTGTCAGTGAGGGCGGACGGGATGATGGCGGCGGTGCGGAGGTAGCCGTAAGCTGGAGCGCCGCCAGCGCCGTTTGGGTTTGCAAAATTAACAAACGCTGGCGTTGTTGGAACGGTTGATGCCGTGTCTTCTGTGTTTAATCCGCCATTAACTGCGCCCCGCACACTGTTGGCCGAAAATCGCCCAGCCTGTTTTGTAATAGCGTTTAATCCAGACAACGCTAATTCAGAAATATCAGCCTGCGCACTGCCGCTAGAGGTCATTACTTGTCGGAACAAAGGCGGCGTTGCGGTCGTTGTTCCCATCCAAGCGCGATTCTGACTGTTTGTCGTGGCCGCAACTGACAGCCAAATATCAGTATCTGCGGTGTTTACCACCCGCTCAAACTCAGCAAACAGGCTCAACGGGTAATCCGTCCCGCTTGTCGGTACAGCCGTAACCTGGTCTGCCGCCCGCGTGACCGTCGAGCCCTCGGTTTTGATGTAGGAGCTTGGGAAGCTAGCGGCTTCTAGTTGAGCGCCCCAGATGGCGTAAGACAGTGTGCCATCAAGCGGGACCGTCAAACTGCCTGCCGAAGTGCAGGCGCGCAGCCATATGTTACCGGTCGATCCAGTAGCAAACGCAGATGCCACCGTCACGACGCAACGATACCAGCCATTGGCCAGCGTTTGAATGCTCGCCGTTATTCCGGCGGGAGGCGTGGTGATTACAGTGCCAGCGTTGATGTCAAACTGTATCTCTACTGCCGCGCTTACAAAATCGCCCTCATATCTTAAAATGACGCGATCAGAGCCAGCGTTCTTCTTTACGTGGCAGCTTAACGTATAAGACGTGCCAGAAACAACGCTTAGGCTCGCGTTGAGGCGAATGAGCGAACTGCCTGAACCACCCCCACTAGTTACAAATAGATCGGCTGTATTCGTCCCATCTGGCGCAGTTGCTGCATCAGTCGTAATGGTTGAGTTGCTCTTCGACCAAGCCGCATCATCAAACTCCTGACTTCTCAGCAGCAAATTCGTCCGCGCACCCTCAACGAGCACGCCTTTATCCGTCCGCCTCAGAACGCCGCTCGCAAACGATACCAACCGCCCGTCGCTCGTCTCAGCATAGCCGGACGAGGCGCGGGTGACTGTGAGGCCGGAAGCTGCCGAAAAGCCATCGCGGACATACTGGTCGTTGACAAAATCCCAGGCATCCGTTGCGCCAAGGCTCAGAACCTCAGCCAGCCCGTAATTGAGGAGCACCATAGGCTCGCCATTCGTCGGCACGACCGTCACCGGCTCGCCATTGGTCAGCACAACCGTATAGGGCGGCGCATTGCTGGCCACGTTGACCACTGGCCTGCCATTCGTAGGCACAACGACGACGGGAGGTCCGGCCATCAGCTAATCTCCACTTTCAGCGGTTGCGAGGCGGTCTTAACCTGCGTCTCGGCAAGGCGCATTTCTGCCAGTTGCAGGTCAAACGCTTTCAGTTGCAGGTCCATGTTCTTCAGCCGCTCGTCCAGCGCAGCCATTGTCTGATCATGCTGCGCCTTCGCCTGGATCTCGGCCATTCTGGCTTGGGCTTCCATGCCCTTCACCTGCATCGAGGCTTGCATCTCTTGCGTTCTTGCTTGCGCCTCGGCCTGCTTCATCTGCGCGTCGATCTTCATTGCCTCAACCTTCGGATCAGGCGGAGGCGGCGGGGGCGGCTGACTGGCCTTCTCAGCGACCTGAGCGACAAAATCGTCGATGATTTGTTCCATTTCCCTGCCAGCGCGGTAGGCGCTTGTCACAAACCGAAGCATCTCGCCAACAAGCACACCAGCCTCAGGGGCAGCCTGCACAATCGGCCCGGCAGACACCATCAGATTGCCAACGGCCTGCGCGAACTCGTTGCGGCGCTGCTTTTCGAGGTCCTCGTTCGGCTGGATTGTGCTGTCGCTTGCAGTCTGCAACACAAACGGCCTTAGCTTCTCAGCCCGGAGCAGGCCGAAGACCTCTTCCATCGCAACCGCGTCTTTAGGCAGCGGCGGCAATTGCGGCAATTGCGGAGGCATGGCCTGAATTGGAGGCTGCATCATCGGAGGCTGCATTCCAGGCTGCATCCCGGGCTGCATTCCGGGCGGCTGACCCTGCATCATCGGCTGACCCTGCTGCGCCATTTGCGCCATCTGCGCTTGCTGACGCTTCAGCGCTTCATGCTGCTGGATCAGGGCCATCGGCACGATCTTATCGACCTGAGACATTTGCATCAGCGTCTGAGGCTGAAAATTCTCAGCCATGATCTCGCCCGCAATCATCATGATGTCGTCAGCGAGGCGAACCATCTCCTCTTGTTTAGACCGCACGCGCACCGATCCGAACTCGGCCTTTATGCTCTGCGCTGTGGCGGTCTCTGACGCCTTGCTCTCGCCCCGCATGATGTCCGAGATGCCGCTGATCTGATAAATGTCCTCAATCAACTGCTTGCGAAGGGCAACCAGAGCGGTAAGCGTGTGAGCAATCTCGGCGAGCGGCATAAACATCACGGCGTCGCTCATGCCCTGACCGAGAGCGCCAATGGTCGGAACAGGGACTAGAATTGCGTTGTCATCATTCGAGGCGAAGGCTTTCTCGATCGCGCTGCCTACGCTTTCCGACCCCGCCGCGTAAAAGCCCTTGACCCGCAACGTTTCGCTGATCGCGCTGATCCGGGCGGTGAGAACGTTAACCTCTTCCAGCTGGTCCTTGTAAAAAAGATAGTCCGGGACCGGGATGAGGCTTTCAGGCTCGCAGACACCATAGGCAGGCTTCGGGCACGGGAAAAACCCATCAAGGTTCAGCCAAGGCTCTTGCATATCGAGCAGTTCATCCGCGCCGGGATGCGTCCAAACGACGACGTTCTGGCCCTTGTGCCAGATTTCCCAGACCTCGGCCTTTTTCTCGACCCGGTACTCCTCAGCCGTATCGTTCTCGGTCTCAGTGTAGTTAAGCCCCTGCCAGCGGTCTCCAAAGCGCTTTTTGCCTTGCTTCGGTGTCAGCCATGACCTGCGAGCGACCCAACCAACCTCGTTCCACGTCCTGACCGGCTCATGCAAAAAGTCTGCCCGGTTCAAGTGATCGTAACAGACATACTCCCCGAAATTCATTACATATTCTTCGCCTTCGGTGGGCTTCGTGTTTGGGTCGGGCGGCGACATCTCGCCTTCCGTCTTATACCGCGCCCAGACAACACCCCGGCCATAGAGCGCCAGGTCATCACGTGCGCCTAGAAGCGTGTCATGGATGCGCTCAATGTCAAAAGACGCAATCAGGCTGCGCTCAATCAACTCCGCAGCGGCGCGTGGCACAGGTTTGCGGTCAGTAAAGCGAGGTTTGCAAACCGGCAGCGGCTTGCGCGCATATATCGTCGGCTTGATGACCTCAAGGTTAGCGTACAGAAGCTGCATCTGCCTGCTGCCGTTATCATTGGCGAGGCGCTTCAGGGATGCGTAATTCTCCTTCGCCCTCTCGCAGCGCTGATGCCATGCCTCGAACGCCTTGCCTGCATCCGTGATAAGGTCATTCCACGGCTTCGCGTTCATGTCGCGTTCGGGCGTTTCGGTCTGCTCTGTGTCTTCGGTCATACCTTCAGCCTTTGCCCTTTGCGCGGTGCGGGCGGCCCGTCGAGGATCACACCTGCATTAAGTTTCTGCGGCTTTTTGTCAATAACCGTCGGCGCTGCCCGCCATGCCAGCGACAAATATCGGAACGCGTCCGACAAATGCGAGGTCCAATTGTGTACTTCATTGGATCGAAACGCTTTTTTGTCATCATCCCATTCGCGCCGGTATTGCTCCAGCGCCGAGATGCCAACATCCTCGCAACGCGGGTGGAACACGCAGCGCCTCAGCGTCTGACGTGTCACGTTGATACCGTCCTGCTTCGGCTGATTGGCCACAAGCTCAGGTTTCAGGCCGAACGAAATCATCTGCTCCATTGTGGTCTTTGCGCCCGGCAGGCCAAAAATCCGATGCCTGGCATCATGCGGCACGTAATCGAGGCCCCGGATCCAGCCATGTTCCTCGGCTCTCTGCTCGACCAGTTCGGCATAGTGATCCACCCCGGCGCCGTTCGACGTGTAGCAATCGAGAATGTAAATCTGCATTCCGACGACCTGAAACCACCAGATGCTTGTGTCGTCACGCACGCCGATATCCCACGCCGTGTGAACCGGAATGCCCGGCTCAGCCTCAATTTCGCAGATGCGGCCCTGCTGACGGACTTCCAGCATTTCCCTAGCGTAAAACGCACCAAGAATGGCCGCGTTGAATGAGCACAGATATTCCTGATCAAACTGCGCCCGGCCAAGGTCAGGGCCGTACAAGGCTTCATATTCCGCAAGGCTCTCGGCAAGCTGATCAGGCGATAACGCGCCTGTGTCATGGACTGTTGACAATTCCGCAAACCAGCGCGGGTTTTGCTTTGCCATGTCAAACATCGACTTGGCATGATTTCTGCCCCTCGGGGTCGTGATAAACGCGGCCCAGCCATCGTTTTCTTCAAGCATCGGACGGATGTAAGCCCATGCGGACGGATTAGCCAGGGCAAACTCGCTGAACGTCACCCCCGCCACGCCAGCGCCGACGAGGCTGTTGTAACGATCCGAGCCGACAACCTGCCAGGTTGAGCCAACCTTAAACCGGATCAACATTTCCGCTTCGTTCGTGCTCTCACGCAATTCGTGCGGAAACGCCTCGTCGATCCTGCGCTTGCCGGTGTGCGGGTTGATCGCGGTCCAGACGCCTTTGCGGGCCTGCGCGTACTCGGGGAAAGCGTGCCAATAGTTTGCCGGTCTCTCATGCGCCTTGATCGCAGCGCCGTGCAGGCAAACGTCATCTTTGCCCCAGCGTCTGTGTGCTATCTCTATGAGGCGTTTACAGTCCTGTTTTTGCCATGCGTCCCAGAACGGACGCTGATAATCGCGCGGACGCCAGCCGTTATGAGGCAGGCTTATCCTCATTTGTTTAGTTCGACAACAATTTTACCGTCCGGGCCAGCGCCTTGAATTTGAAGCGGGAGCAGCCTTCCCATAAGCGCAGCAAAGGCCTTCTTTTCATTTCTGGCAAGGTCTTCGCAATAACCTGACAGCCCGTCCTTGCCTTCGCCGTCTGATCCGACAGCTTCAGCGGCAATGATCAACGCTTCTTTAAGCAGTTTTGTTGTCTTGTTTTCAACGCCTTTAGGGCGACCCGGGCCAGGAGTGCCATCGCCAACGCGTCTCGGTTTTTGTTCCGTTTTTTTATCAGACATGCTTTCTCCCACCGGTCTGAGCGGTCAGAGCCTCGCCAGCTTTGCCTCTATGGTTAGCCTGTACTCCACCAGCTCGTCAATCTGCGCCCGCACCCTTGCCAGCTCTTGTCTGTCAAGCGCAAGCGTCCTGTCGATCCGGATCAGCTCGGCCTCAAGCCGCTCCCGCTCCGACCGCATCGAAGATTTCAACTTCCGCATCTATAACGCTTTCTGGCGTGGGTTCAGCTTCTGTACTCAGCACGTGCTCTTCATCATGCGCGAATAAAGCGGCCTGCGCATCCACATAGGCAGCTTCACGCTCTTCGATCCGCGCTGCCAGAGCGAGGCGAGCCTCGTCCATCTCACGCAATGCAGCCAGGTCACCCTGGTGTTTTTCGCCTGCAAGTTCATCGTGCGCCATCACATAGGCGCGGGCTAATTCAATCCGGTCCACTGTCATCTCCCAATTTCCGCAGCGACAATTCACTGATTTGGCCAACACGTCAACGCTGGCCCCTCAGAACGTCAAAAGCATGCGACACCCTGCGCGTTGCGTGCTTACGCTCATGCCCACAAAACCGGCACACGTGCCATTCTTCTGTGACGCGGTGATTTGTTGCCGTCATCCGATTGCGCATGTCGATGCGGTTGACGTGCAGGCCGCGCCTACAGGTTTCGAGTTTCATCCTCCCCCTCCCCATAAAAGTAAGCATCCGTATCGCCGTATCTGACCGATGTGCTCTCAACCGTGTAAAACTTTGTTGAGAGGCGGAAGTCAGGCACAAGCGGTTCAGGCGGCGTCATGGAGACGTCATAAACCCTGCACCGGTTGTTTGGGTATAGGGCATACTGGCCGTTCTCAAGCTCAATCAGGTTGTGCGCTTTGTGCTCTGACGGGGTTTCTGACGTGCTGTAGTCTATCCCGTCAGGGTCGGAGTGATAGTTATCCAGCGTGCAGATGTAGGTGCCACGCACATTGCCATGCCAGCGGGTGCGAATTTCCCAGATCATGCTGGCTGTAAACTGCTTCACTACTGAAACAACGCCATAATCCGAACAATTCCAGAACTGTAATTCGTCCAACGGCAAATCCAGAGAATTAACATAAGGGCCGTTTAGAAACGCGCTGATTGGCAGCTTGTCATAGATCGCCCCGAAGTCAGGCAAGTACGTCTCAAAATAGAACGCACGTCCCGGTATACTCTTAGCGCTTAGCCATACCCCGCGCACATACTCGCCATGCCCATCGACAAGATCGCGCAGGTACTCACGCCGGACCCACACGTGCTGAGCGGGTAGATTGCAAATCAGCGTACTCATCGCCCAGATGCCCCCACACGCCCAAAAGCCCCTCTCCGCTGGTAGGGTAGCGGACACCCCCTCCAAAGCCCCTCAGCGGCCATCCTGACGCGTTCTAGAGCCATTACGCTTTCCTCCGCACCGCAAGCATTAGCCGAACCTCTGTCACCGGGATTTTGAGCATCATCGCAATTTGCGCCGGGTACCAGCCCTCGTCAGCCAGTTGCGTGACACGCGGGTCAACATACGGGCGCTGTGTGCGCGTGAATGTCCTGGCATGGCGTTCGGCGCGTGCCTCGGCGTAAGACTGTCGTGAGGATGGTGAAGGCATCACGCCGCCCTCCCCACCTCGGCAGCATGTTGCGCTGCCTGCAATCCTTTTTCGGGCGGTGCTGGCAGCGGCGCCCAATGTGTTGGGCGAAATTCTACCCGCATTGGGGACCATTCACATTCGTCAAAATCAAAGGTTTCGCCTTCAATCCATTTGCCGCTAACTGAACTTTCTGAGTAGCGTTCGGCCCACCAACCCAAAGTGACGCGCTGTTTGCCGTGGCGATCATAGTCGCAGCCCAACAAAATTGATTTGTCTTTCGGCGCCGTCTCAATCGGTTGCCATTCCATGCGGGTTTCCATCACGCCGCCCTCCCCATCTCACCCGCCTGCACAGCCTGCCTGATCTCCGCAACGCTTGCCTTAGGCGGCAGGCCCAGCATTTCAGAGGCGTACTGGCGCAAGGTGTAGATCACTGTGCTATGATCCCGGCCCCCTACTATGGCGCCTATCTGCGTAGTGGATCGATAAACAGGCTCGCCGTCGATCCACCTTACCGGGGCGCACAAGAGACGGATGCACAGGTCTCGGCGGGCGGACATGACGCTGTGGTGTTTGGATGGGCCAATCAGTTTAGAACGGGTGACGTCATATTCTTGCATTACGGCCTGTATGAATGCCTCGGCGGGCGGGCCTTGTCTTGTCTGTTCGGTCATGCTGCTTTTCTCTTATAACTTGCCAAAAGTTCGTCGTTCCAGTCTTTGCCTTCCTGGCGAGGAATATGCACGGTGACATCTATCCCTGAGACTGCGAGCCGGTGTGCCAATTGATAGGCAGCAGCCTGGCCAGCGAATTTAGGGTCGTGGTCGCCGAATATCGCAACCTCCCGGCACCGTTCGGGCGGGATCCACTCCGATAACAGTTTAGCGTTTAACGCAGCCCATGCCGGCAATCCAAATAGGATCATCGCGGACATCGCGGTTTCTATGCCCTCGGCTATACCTAACGGACCGCCCGTGTAATCGCTTAACCTGACCGCCGAGCCCTTCGGAATAGTCCCGGGCATCAGCTTGCGCGGGCTTGCCATCTCGGCCTTAGCTAAGCCGTCAGGGCGCAAAAACGTCCTGTGTAGCGTAACATTCTCCCCGGTATGTGCCTGCACCGTGGCAACTAACGCAGGCCTCAAACCGCCCTCACCGTCCTTGATCTGCGCCGCAAACCTGAGCGACTTCGGGTATGTGTGCTGCTTACACCCTCTCGCCGTCAAATAAACATCAGCCAGACAACCACGCTCCAGCTTTACCGTTTTTGCGGCAACCTCTCGCAAAGCAGCACGCCTCTGGTCATCTGTCATATCTGGCCTCGGCTTATCGGGCTCGAATTTCTGATTGCTCAATATCCGATCAATTTCGTTAGCGGTCTCCGGATATGGCTTGCCTAAAAATTTCATGGCCAGCGCCATGCCATCGCCTGACCCGCACCCGTTGCATATCCATGTGCCTCGCCCCTCCCGATTATCAAACCGAAAGCGATCCGTCCCGGCACACAACGGGCACGGCCCATGCTTTCCCGTCAGATGCTCTCGCGGCATTCCCAATGTCAGCAGAATGCCCTTCCACTGCCCCTTGGCTGCCTCTGCCGTTTTTCTGTGCCACTGACTCACGATGTCCTACCCCGTTGTTTTTCCATTTGTTTTGCATAGGCAATGCGCCTGCTCTTCTCATAGCTAAGAAACTCGAAATCCGGCGCCTTGCGAACGTCGTGCAGGTCTCGCGGCCAGACACCGAATTTCCCTTTATACAGCCCCTTCGCTAATCTGCCTCCCCGCTGGCGCTCGTCGTCGATCCAGAGCGCCATGCTCCAGAATGACTGTTTCTCGACCCGGGTGTAGGTTTTCGACTTCGTGGCGGTGATCTCTACAAGCTCGCCCTCGGCCTCCCTGATCTGCGCCGGTGTCTTCACATGGCCACAGGCCGGGCACTTTGGCCCTGTATGCAGGACACCGCAGTTAATGCACGGCTTCGGCAGTTTCTCTGCCTTCGGCTTTTTGCGCTCCGCATCGGGAACCTGGCCGTCGTCTAGAACATCATGGTAAATATCGGTCACCAGACCAAGCCTTAAAGAATTTCCGGCATGATCGAGGATGATACACGTCTCGGTGCCAGGATTGATACGCAGGCCCCGGCCTATTTTCTG